TCGGTAACACGGGTATGCACAATCCAGGCATTCGCTTTATGAAAGCCTCAGCGAACGCTCGTGTAGCAGGACAGGCAAGTTACTCAGGGATTGCACTGCGTCCTAACGCTGGTACTAACAAGTACGTCATCATCCATGAACTCGCCCACACGGCTGGGAACATGCATCACGATGTCGGGTTCCGTCAGACTCTTGTGAAACTTGTCTCACGGTTTCTGGGAACTGCCATGGCGAAAGACTTGAAGAAAGAGTTTCGCTCTCGTAAACTCAAGATGTCGGTAGGACAAAACATCATGTCGCCTCTGAAGTGGTTAGAGTCCTACAAGAAGATGGAAGCGATGCGTGATAAGAATCACCTCATTCAAGAAATGCGGTCAACGGTCTAGAGTAAAGGAGAAAGGTTATGAAATTCAAAGAGTTAGAGTTTAAAGAAACAGAAACGCCCAAGGGTATTCAAGCCCTTGTACAGTTTGGTAGGTATGAACTATCTGTTATTAGGAATGAAATGTCCTATGGTAACAAGCAAGGACTGTATGAGATTTCTGTATCTCAGTACTGCAAGATGACTAAATCAAGATTGCAATGTGAACTGCCTGGCATCACTCGTGAAGGTGATACGGTACAGGGGTTTCTATGTGAGGATGGGTTGGATGTTATCTTAAAGAAGATGACTACTATCAGCGGTTCTGATGGATTACAATTTTACGATTATGATTGAGACAGTATTGTTTATAGTAGCAATGCAACTCCTTGTCACTGTCGTGGTAAGTTACATGTAAAATGTTTCATATAGTTTACAATGTACATTATAAGAAACAGAAGGAAGGACATCTCTGCCCTTCCTTTTTTTTAATTAGAATTTGAAAGATGCGCCGATAAGAATGTTGCCACGCTTATGAGTATTCAAATTATAAGACGAACCAGCACTTAGTTCTAAATTTGTACGCAACTGATGAGTCACTTCTAAATTCATTAGTGGGTAAGTGCCATCCTCCAATGCATCAAACATAACAAAGTCTGAATTAGTTGTTGAATGAGTGTTCACTACATTGATAGGTGAACTCAACTCAATGTTAGTGTCCCCCATAGTATAGTTAACTTCTGGTGTCAATACCACTAGTGCTTTTTCTGAATCTACATTGTATGTAGAATCTACTTCACCACCGAAAGAGAATCCTTCAGCGTAAAGAGGTGTGCCAGCAACCAGAAGGGCTGCAGCAAGGAGTGTTGTTTTCATTTTGGGTCTTTCCTTAGAGTTAGAATGTGTGAAGATACTTCACCAGTTTATTTAGGTAGGTTAAATGAAGTCACCTAAATACTTTTAAGGAGATTTATAAATGGCGACAACTGACAATACATTCTTCGCTGGCCGTGACGGTTTCGTTTGGTGGTTTGGTGTAGTAGAAGATAGAAACGACCCCCTAGCATTAGGGCGTGTGCGTGCTCGTGTGTATGGATATCATACAGAAGATAAAACTAAACTTCCTACCATAGACTTACCTTGGGCAGTTTGCGTACAACCAGCGAACTCTGCTTCTGCTGGTGGTATCGGTATGTCACCCACCGGCCCGATTGAAGGTTCATGGGTATTTGGTTTCTGGCGTGATCCAGACTTCATGCAAGAACCTATGGTGATGGGAACAATTCCTGGCATTACTTCTGCTGCTGCAGCTCCAGTTGGACAATCTCCGCACGACTTCTCTCCTAATCAAGAACTCCCTATTCCAGAAGTAGCTACATCTACATCACTGGGTGATGGTACTACAACAGAATTTTCTACACCAACAGATGCGACAGACTCCACAGTCCTTGTTAAGATTGATGGTGTTGTCCAAGCGGCAGAAAACAATCCACCCGAATCTGAAAACAATATGGAGATACCACCAGACTCATACTATGGTGCTGGTACAAGAGTTGAAGCGGATGAGTTTGGAAGGTCTAGATACAAGACTAGTATCGCTAAACGTATTAATGAACTCGCTCCAGAAGTTCGTCCTAAGTTTGTTAAGGGTATCCAAGCATTCCTTGATGACAATCCAGAAAATGATTGTACGGTATCTTATTCATATAGGACTAACGCACAACAACAAGAATTATATAACTCTTCTAGAGCGGGTGGGCCAAAAGCAGCACGGCCTGGCAGTTCATGGCACAACTATGCAACTGCAATTGACTTTGTTATCACATCAATTGATGGTAAAGCATTATGGGATACAGATTTGTACGAAGGTATTGCTCGCAGTTCGTTTGCTAAGGCGGGACTCAAGAATGATATTAGCAATGACAGTGGACACTTCTATCCAAATGAATTTCCAAAGAGAGTAGACTCTAGGTTGAAGACAGGGTCTATTACCCTTGCAGAGTATGCTGCTGAAAAAGGAGTTGCATAATGTCATATAGAATTGAAGCAGGAAAGGTAATCTTCCAAGAAGCGCCAAGAGAAGGTGCAGAGGTTGAGGTTATCGTATCCAAAGTAAATACTCTTAAAGGGTTTAGTGACCCTCGTGGGTTCTATCCTCGTAGAGTAAATGAAGCAGACACAAACAGACTTGCGGTTAACGATCAAAGAAACCAACACCCTGTCAATAAATTTAAATCAGATAACGTAGATGACTTAACTGGCGAACCCAAATCTTCATACAACGCCCAGTATCCTTTCAACCATGTAAAGGAAACAGAGAGCGGACACATCCAAGAGTTTGATGACACGCCAGGCCATGAGCGTATTCACGAGTATCATCGCTCGGGTACATTCTACGAAATACATCCAGACGGTACTAAGGTAACTAAGATTGTCGGTGATGATTTTGAGATTGTCCATAGGAATAAACAGGTTCGTGTTCGTGGTAATCTAAAAGTATTTGTTGATGGTGACACTGACTTGTATGTTCGTGGTAGTATGAATGCACAGATTGATGAACACCTCAAGTTTAATGTCGGCAAGAACATCGACTTCCATGCTGGCAAGAACATCCGTATGTTTGCAAATGAATCTATTGAGATGACTGCACAAACAACTATGACACAACAGTCTGTTGGAAAGTTCTTACAACAATCCACTGGAGACATGCAGATCATTACTGCTGCGAACTTTACTAATGCGGTACTTGGTAACTATGATATGGTTATTGATGGTAACTCGCACACAGATATTAAAGGAAACCTATCCTCAAGTATTACTGGTAATGTTGGTATGCTTGCAGAAGGAACCTTTGCGACAACGATTAAAGGTGCATCCTCTTTCCACACTGAAGCGACACTGGACATTGCGTCTACTGGTACAACGAATCTAACATCTACTGGTGCAATGAGTATCGGTACTGCTGCAGCATTAACTGTCTATGGTGGTGGTGCAACTAAACTTGGTTCGGGTGCTGCGATTAATATTGATGGTGCTACTGTTGGTTTGAACGATGGAAGTGCAACTGCTGTTACTGTATCAACTATTACTGCTGTTATTCCAATCGTTCCTCGTGTTAAACCTTCACCACCAGCTGGTGATGGATACGCACCAGAAGTCACATTCATGGACACAGGAGATATTGCAACTGGTATTCTACCATTCAGTATTGATGATGAAGAGTATGACACTGATGGGTTCTCGCCTAAGATTGAGGCAATGAAAGAAGCAGAAGTATTAGAAGAGAAACCTTTTGTTCCTCTAACTGAGTCTGATGAATTCTTTGAAGGTGATGACGAAGAGAAGAGTGATGCAGAAATTAAGTCTGCTATTGAAGAGGGTAAGATTATGCCCACATCATTCTCTGACTATTCGTACAATGCATTGACAGGAAAGATTAATACTAATGGTGCGGCAAGGAAGGCGACATCAATACCTCGTGTTCCAGACGAAGGTGAGGAACATGGAGAAGGTGGTTCAGACTTTAGTGTAGAACCAGAAGCGGCAGCAGACACTGCTGCGGTAGAGATTGCACAAGCAGACTTTAAGTATGATGGTGCTGGTGATGTGCTTGGTGGAGTAAACTATTCTCTTCCTCTATCTACACACTTCACACTTGGACAACTATCTAAGAACTCTGTTGTTGCATCTTCGACAATCGCCAAGGGTGGTAATGAAGGTAAGACACAGAAAGAAATCATTGACAAACTTAAAACTCTTGCGGTACATGTTCTTGATCCAATCAAAGAACAGTATCCAGATATGATTGTTACTAATGCTTACAGGGGTAAGTCTGGCAAGAGTCAACACAACATTGGTGAGGCCGCAGACATTCAATTCCCAGGCGTTGCTAAATCAGAATACTATGCAAGGGCTCAATGGATTAGAGAAAATGTTTCTCATGACCAATTGATTCTTGAATATAAGAATACAGGTTCGGGACTTCCTTGGATACATATATCCTGTAAGGATGCCGGAAATCGTTTGGCCATCTTTACTATGTACAATCACAAGAAGTATAAAGACAATGGTAAATTCTACCAGTTAGCATAGGAGAAAGACATGCCAGCAGTATGCAGAGTGGGTGACGCATTAGATACAGGACATCTATGTACTACCGCAACAACTATTGATTCATCTAATACAGATGGAACCGTCACAGCTAACGGTATAAATATAATTGTTATTGGAGCTCCTACAGTTACACATACCCATAGTCCACCAGCATGCCCAGATCATGTTGAGACATTAAAGGCTGGTTCTGGTACTGTTACGGTTAATGGTATATCTGTAGGTAGAGTTGGAGATGCAGCGGATGCTGGCGCTATGACAGCAGGCAGCGGAAATGTATCTGCTGGATAAGGAGAAATAAATGTTTGAATATAAATGTAAAATAGTTAAAGTGATTGATGGCGACACAACAGATGTTGACATTGATTTGGGTTTTGGAGTTTGGTTAAAGAAGCAGAGAATTCGCTTCTTCGGTATCGACACACCAGAGTCTAGGACAAGAGACTTAGAAGAAAAGAAGTATGGACTTGCAGCTAAAAAGTATGTAACAGACCATATGCCATTGGGTTCAACTCAAACACTTGTCACTGTCAAGGATGGTAAAGGTAAGTACGGTAGGATACTTGGACAGTTCAAAATGGAAGACGGAAGTATTCTAAATGATAATATGATTGCAGAACATCACGCAGTCGCATACTTCGGGCAGTCTAAGGATGATATTGAAGAAGAACATATTGTAAACCGTTCCTTCCATAATCTCTAAGTTTCGTTATAAATAGAATTAAGGAGATTTAAATGGCACTTACACCCAATTCTTTTACTGATGCTTCAGCGTCAAAGTCCAGAAGCACTAGAGTGTATAAGGATGTTAGTCTGTCTTTCACTAGACATCCTATTACTGGCGACATTGCAAAGTTGACAGATGCTGATGCAGTAAAGAGAAGTGTAAGAAATCTTATAAACACAGATTTTTATGAACGTCCATTTCACCCAGAGATTGGTTCTGACATTCGTAAAACATTGTTTGAACCAGTTGACGTTTCAACAGCTGAAAACTTGGCAATATATGTTGAAGATTGTATTGTAAACTTTGAACCAAGAGTGGAGTTAATATCTGTACGAGTGGATGCTAATATTGATAGGAACGCATACAATATAGTTATCCAATTTTATCTTGTAAATTCTCCAGACGGACTTATAGAGATGGACATAGAGTTGGAGAGACTAAGATAATGTTAAAGCAATTAGAGAAGAGTAAATAATATGGCAACCAAACTACAAGTCACAGAACTAGACTTTGATCTAATCAAAGACAACCTCAAGACATACATGAAGAATCAGAATGAGTTTACGGACTACAACTTCGAAGGTTCTGGTATGTCTCAAATCATTGATCTTCTCGCATACAATACTCACTACCTTGCAATGAATGCCAACTTTGCAATGAATGAAGCATTTCTAGATAGTGCAACTCTTCGCTCTTCAGTCGTATCCCATGCAAAGAAACTTGGGTACACGCCTCGTTCTGCTCGTGCTCCTGTTGCATATGTGGACGTAGTATTGAATTCATCTGTCGCTACAAGTGCAACTCTCGCTAAAGGTACACGGTTCACTACTAAGATAGACGGTAGTACATTTGGTTTTGTTACGAATACAGACTTGTCGATAACTCCATCAAATGGTGTTATGAGATTTATTAATGTTCCTATCTATGAAGGCACTCTTATTACATCTAGGTACACGGTTGATTTGAATAACATCGAACAGAAGTTTATGCTTTCTGATGAACGTGCTGACACAACTACATTGAATGTTTCTGTACAGAACTCTACAAGCGATACAACAACATCTGTATATACTCTTGCAACTGATATTACTCAAGTGACATCTGGTGCTAAGGTTTATTTCTTACAAGAGAATGGTAGTGGTAAGTTTGAAGTATACTTCGGAGATGGTGTTGTTGGAAGTGCAATTTCAAATGGCAACATTGTTCAACTACAATACATTGTAACAAACAAATCAAAAGCTAATGCCGCAAATGTATTCTCCACAACTTCTGTTGATGGCGAAACTGATGTAACGGTTGCATCTTTGATTGCTGCAAGAGGTGGTGCGGAACCAGAAACTATTTCTTCTATCAAGTTTAACGCTCCCCTAGATTATGCATCTCAGGGTAGAGCAGTAACTACACAAGATTACAAAACAATTCTTCCTACAGTATATGCTGGAACAAAGGCAGTTCAAGTTTGGGGTGGTGAAGATAATGATCCACCTATCTACGGACAGGTTTTTCTTTCAGTAAGAACAAAGTCTGGTGTTGATTTGACACAGGCTCAAAAGAATAGTATTGCAGTTGATTTGAAAAAATACAATGTCGCATCTATTCGTCCTACGTTTGTGAATCCAGAAGTGACAAAGATTAAATTAAAGACTAACTTTAAATTTGATAGTAAGACAACTACAAAGTCTGTGGGCGATTTAGAAACACTTATCAGAACAACAATAACAAATTATAATTCAAATGACTTACAAAACTTTGATGTTGTATTCAGACATTCTAAAATCTCTAGATTGATTGATGGTACAGACTCTTCAATACTTTCTAACTCTACAAGAATTACGCTTAATAAAATAGTGACACCAGTATTAAATACTATTACTCAGTATGTTATTAATTTTAATAACCCATTATATAACCCACACGTTGACCATAATAAAGTGATGGGTGGTATTACTTCATCAACAGGATTTACTATTTCCACAAATACAAATACATTGTATCTGGATGATGATGGTTCTGGTAACATCAGAACTTATTATTTGGTTGGTGGTACTACTAGAACATATGTGGATTCAACAGCAGGAACAATTGATTACACAACTGGAAAGATTGTTCTTACCGATTTAACTATTACTGGTACAACCAGTACAGACGGAAAGATATCAATTGATATACTTCCCGCTTCTAATGATATTGTGTCTGTTAGAAATCAGTTACTAGAAATTGATTTGGCTAATACATCAGTGGATGGCACTGTTGATGTTATTGTATCTGGCGGTTCATCTGCTGGTACAGGATATACTACAACACAGAATACATACTAGCAAGGTTTTTAAATGTCTACACCAACTTTAAAAAATAAAGTATCACCACATATACAAGATCAACTGCCTGAATTTATCAAGGCGGATCATCCTGTATTTGCTTTATTTTTAAAATACTATTATGAGTTTTTAGAATCTGGTGAGCTGGTTGTATCTGGTTCTAATGATTTTGTTATAGAAGAGACAATCACAACTAACTATATTCTTGACGAACAAGAGTTAAAGGTTGTTCTTGAATCATCTATCGGAAAGTTTGTCGCTGGTGAAACTATTGTTGGTTCTAAATCTAAAGCCACAGCAAGAGTACTTGTTGATGACTTCGATGCTAATAATAGATTATTCATAACGTCCCAACAAAGATTTGAAACTGGTGAAATAATAACAGGTTCAACTTCTGGTGCAACAACAACTGTTGTTTCTTATCGTGCAAACCCTGTTCAAAACATTCAACAGATGCTTGAGTATGCAGATGTTGACAATACAGTTTACAGTTTTCTTGATAAGTTTAGAGACTCCCTCATGGAGTCTATACCTAATACCCTAGCAGAAGGTACAGAGAAAAGAAAACTTATTAAGAGTATTAAAGACTTGTACGCAGCAAAGGGTACTGCTGATGCTCACAAGTTATTCTTCAGAATTCTTTTCAACGAAGAACCAGAAATAATTTATCCAAGAGACAACCTATTACGTTCATCTGATGGTGAGTGGTCAACAGACAAAGTAATTCGAATTACTGAAACAGGACAGTCTGACTTTACAAGTGCTGTTGGTGAATTCATCACTGGTGCAACCTCTGGTGCAAAAGCAATTCTCATAACTGTTATTAAGTTTAGAGAAGGTGCAAGTAACATTGCTGAACTTAGTCTAGATGAAAACTCTATTGTTGGAACTTTTATTGAGGGAGAAACTCTTACCTCAATTGATACCGCAAGAGACTTAGAAATCTCTGGTGTTGTAAAGGGAATCGTTACAGGAAAGGTTGTTACCGACCGTGGTTCTTATTATTCCATAGGTGATACGGTTACTATTGGCGCTGGTGGAAATAATGAAGCTACTGCAAGAATCGAATCTATCAGGCCCGGCAGTGTAAATGATATTTTAATTGAAAGTGGTGGTACTGGTTATGCAGTAGGGGATAACCTTGTATTTAATATAACTGGTACTGAAGGCACAAGTCTTAGTGCAAAGGTTCTGGTTGTTGGTGGTGGAATAAACCTAGAGTCTGACACATCTCCAGATCAAATTGTTACAGAAGATAACCTAAACATTTTAACAGTTCAGAATGAAAATTTTGAAATGGAAGACGGTACGCTAAACAACGCATACCTATCAATGGAAGACGGAAGTAACCTGTTCCTAGAACAAAGTGGAATGGTACTTACTGAAAAATCTTCTTTGGATTATGCATTAGCAGCAGGAACTTCTCAAGACTTCACTGGTGATATCATCATGGAAGATGGGAAACAACTTCTTAGAGAAGATGCAGATGTATTCTTTACTACACTAGAACAAACTGTAGGTGAAGCCGATCATCTTGTATTTGAAGATGGGAATCAGATTATTCTGGAACCACAAACATTTGTTGATTTGAGTGTTTCCTCTGAACGTGGTGAGATTACAAAGGTAGGAATAATTAACTCTGGTAATGGTTTCTTAAAGACACCAATTATCTCTGTCTCAACAACTGGTGGTTCTGGTGCAGAACTATATGCCCTTTCTACCAAGTCGCCAATGATTGGTGCAGTTGGTGATGTTGCAGTAACAAACTTTGGTTTGAATTATACTACAGTCCCAACAGCTGAGTTTAATAAAAACTTTATTATTAAAGATTACTCTGGTGATTTTGCAAAGGGAGATACTTTAACTAGTCACTCTGGTACGGTAGTTAACTTTGATAGCACAAGAAACTTGTTAAAGGTAAAGACTACTGTTACATTAGATGAGGGTGATACATTAACCACAGTCACAGGTGCTACTGCTACAGTTGTACAATCAAACTCTGCTACAGGTGATGTTGAAATTGGAACAATCGGTACTACAGTTGGAGCCTTCCAATCAGATAGAGGTAAGGTTTCCGTTGAAAGTATGAAGGTTCAAGATAGTTTATACTATCAAGATTACTCATATGTTGTTCGTGTTGGACAGTCTATTAATGAATGGAGAGATTCTATTCGCCGTTCTGTTCACCCTGCTGGTTGGAACGTGTTCGGTGAAGTATCTTTTGCATCTCAGGTATCTGCAACTATTCAAGTGCCTGCTGCTGGTAGAATTAGTGATTACTTCGGTGATGATACATTCTCTCCAGAACTCGCATCTACATTCACTAACCTATTCACCACAATCTTTGGGAGAAGGTTAGGTACGACAACAAACAATGCGACCCTTGTATCTGCTCCTATGTCTGGATATTCAGATATATCAGATGTTCCAGATGGTAGAGATGTTACATTAACATCTGATGTATCGGTTAGAATGAACATTGGAAGAGGCGCACATCTTACAGGGCCGACAATGGAGAATGTTGCACACTACGCTTTCTCTGTACATCCCACCAGCAGTTCTGTTGTGATACCAAACCATCGTGATCCAAGTGGAAGAATTGCAACCACAGGCGCCAACAAGTCTCGTGACCAATACACACTTGCACAAATTGGATACATTGGAATTAGAGAGATAGTAAATGCAGATGGAACTATTCCAGCAAGTGCATTTACAAAAAGAATTAACTTCATGCCTCCGTCTGAGATATATATCTCTAGGGATGGTTTGACTAATGCCTTTGATAATAACTTCGTTTCATTCGATGATACTATACAAAGGTTTGATGAGAGTGGAAACACTAGGGATACTGAAGGAAGGTACGCAACTTCCTTCGATGAAGTCAATATCGGCTTCGATGAAACAACAACTAAATTTGACGCTGATTCTATTACATCGGGTGGTGCATTTCAATTATTCTCTACATTAGAGACTACCTTTGATAATTCATCAGAAACTTACGATACCCAGTAGATTAGACGTATAAATAACTATAAGAACATAATAGGAGAAACCCAATAATGGCATATCAAGCAATCGGGCGTGGAACTTCTGCGAATGACGGAACAGGCGATGACCTCCGTAGTGGAGCAGGTAAACTAAACGCCAATTTCGTAGAACTCTACACCAAGTTTGGTGACGGTACTACCTTAGCGTCTAACGTAAACATAACAGGCAATGCTGCAACAGCAACCCTTCTTGCATCTTCAAGAAACATTGCTGGAGTAGCATTCAATGGTAGTGCTGCAATTAGTCTCGCAAGTACAAACTTGAGTGACACTGCATCCATTTGTCTCGCCGGCAATACATTAACCCTCACAGGCAAAACACTGACTGCGCCCACTATTAACGGAGTAGTTGGTGGAACTCAAACCTCAGCAACAATCACCACAGTAACTACTGGTGGAATTGTTGGAACTGGTGGTGCGTTAGAGGTTACGCCTGCCAACAACATCGTTGAAGTCAGAGGTGATGGTTCCTCAGTTGAAGGACAGATTAAACTTAACTGTCATGCGAACTCACACGGACAAACAATCAAACCACAACCACATAGTGCAACAGTAACTAATACAAGTTTACTTCCTGCTGGTGCAAGTTCTACATTGGTAAGTAAAGTATCTGCTGATATCCTTACTAACAAAACTCTTGCAGACTTGAAGACAAGTGTACAGACACTTTCTGGTGCTGGTGCAATTGATGTAGTAACTGGTGTAACAGAAGTTACAACAACTGCTGCTAATGCATTGACACTCGCTAACGGAACTGTAGGACAAATTAAAATCATTGTGATGAAAGCTGATGGTGGTGATGGTACTATTACTCCAGTTACTTTTGCTGGTGGTTCAACTATTACTATGAACGATGTTGGTGACAGTGTTATGCTTACTTACGCAACCACAATCGGTTGGGTACTT